GTTTAAAGGTACCTCAGGAAGTAGCGGAAAATACAAAAAATAAATAATATTTTAAGGAAGGTTTTCTAAATTGGGAGCATTCTTTGTATATTTATAACAAAAACAATATGTCATCGATCAATACACCTACTAAATTCCAAATAAAGCTTAAGGAAGAGCATGTGGTTAAGGGTATAAAAACACTTAATGAAACATTTTTCACTTTAGGAAATATTACTAATGTTGATAGAAGAATAGTAACAGTACCAGGTAGTACCAACATTCACCTATTTGATGTTAATGGTGTTCTTCCAGCAGCTGGGACATTTCCTTCAAGTAGTATGAAATATGCTAGAATTTCTAATTTAGATACATCATATTCTTTAGCAGTTTCATTTACATCTTCTAAAGCCCCAGATGGTCAAGGAGTAACTGGAACAGATATATCAGCTTCATTAAATGCCGGAACAGGTAATGGTGGAATAATAGGATTATATACAAATGTACCAACAACAGCTTCAGGCGCTGAACCAACTATTACAGGTTCAGGGATGACATTAGATATAACAATATCATCTTCTTTAGAAAATGCTGATGTATTGACTACAAGTATAGATGCTACTAACTGTGGTATAGGTGATGCATTTTCATTTATAACTCCATTAGAAGGAGGATCAGGAATAAATGCAACAGCATCTGTAACCATTGGAAATACTGATTTAACAGCACCTTTTGCAAACGATATAACAATATCGTCTTCAGATGCTTATGGATATCTTGCCGGGGATGTTTTAACAATACCAGCAGGTAACTTAGGAATTGGTCAATTAGTAACGGGTAAGGCATTTACACTTAATGGAAATACACCAACAGTATCAATCAATGTTACAAGAACATTTTCGATTCATACTGCAACTGGGTTTGGAGGAACAGCAACAGTTGTTGCAGCAGGTGGAAATATAACATCTGTAACCCCAGTTAATTTAGGTACAGCTTATCAATCAGGTCAATTAGTTACAATTTCACAACAAGAATTAACAAACCAAGGATTTGGAACTATAACCGGTGGGGATTTAACTTTTTCTTTAACAGCTGGAGATGTTCAAAACTCATCTCAAGTAACTTTAACAGCCTTAACTACCGCAAACGTAATATCAACTATAACAAGTGCGAAAATAAATCAAGGTGGAAGTGGGTATGAAGTTGGAGAAGAAATAACAGTAGAACCTCTTTATTTAGGGGGTGCTAATTACCCAATATTTACCTTAATAGCATCAGATTTTACAGAAAATGGTCCTAGAAGTTATTGGTCAATGAATTTATTACCAACATCATCTTTAATGTTTTCAAGCCCCGAAGTAACAGGTAGCATGTTTAATGGATTTTGGGGGCAAGATATAGAATTTGTATCTGTAATGAGTAATGCAGGTTCAGGAGTAAAAACAGACGTCGAGTATGTAGTAGTTAACTCAGACAACGCAACTAGTTAAAAAATAAAAATATGGCAAATATACCAATATGGCCCGGCTCTAGCTCATTTGCACCAGGAGATACACCTTTTGGATTTTATGATAATGATATAGAGTTTCAAATAGATGCAGATAAGTTTGCAGTTTTTGCAGCCCGAAGATTAGGATATCCTATTGTAGATATAGAATTACAAAATTTAAACTTTTATGCTGCTTTAGAAGAAGCAGTAACTATATATGCTAATGAGTTATATGGTTATAAAGTTAGAGATAATTATTTAACATTAGAAGGAGCAGATGCTTCTACAATGGATATAGAAAGTTCTGTAGTAATACCTAACTTAGGAAGAATTATTCAAATGTCAGAGCAGTATGGTGTTGAAGCTGGAACTGGTGGTAATGTTACATGGCATAAAGGTGAAATACATTTAACATCTAGTGTGCAAGATTACGATTTAGAAGCTTGGGCTGATGAAAATATACCTCATTATAAAGGTCATGATATAGAAATAATGAGGGTGTTTTATGAAGCACCACCTGCAATGTTAAGATTTTTTGATCCCTATGTAGGATCTGGAATGGGTACAATGGATATGATGGATAGTTTTGGTTGGTCTGGTTATTCACCAGCTGGGGTAGATTTCATGTTAATGCCTATTAATTATGATTTACAAGTAATTCAACAAATTGAATTTAATGATCAAATTAGGAGAGCTAATTATTCATTTGAAATGCATAACAATCATTTAAGAATATTTCCTATACCTGAGCATAACCACCCAACGTCAATGTGGTTTGAATATATCTTAAATTCAGAACGTTCAAGTGCATCATTTGTTGTAGGAGGTAGTAGTACAATAACAAATATTTATGATGTACCTTATACTAATCCTAATTATGATGATATTAATTCAATAGGTAGAAGTTGGATATTTGAGTATGCTTTAGCATTATGTAAAGAAATGTTAGGTTATGTTAGAGGTAAGTACCAAGTAGTTCCAATACCAGGAGATAATGTTACTTTAAATGCAAACGATTTAATAACAGCTGCTACGGGAGAAAAAGAAAGATTAATTGATAGATTAAGAGCTTATTTAGGTGAAACATCAAGAGAAAAATTATTGGAAAGAAGAGCTGTTGAAGGCGATTATTTAGAAAAAGAGTTAAGCAAAGTACCATTTCCAATTTATATAGGATAATATGGCATTATTTGGAGGAGCAAGAGATATAAGCCTATTTAGACATCTAAATAGGGAGTTAATGGCCGACGTTATTACTCAACAATGCTCATTTTATAAATTTAAATTAGAAGAAACTAAAGTAAATTTGTATGGTGAAGCAGCTGAAGAGAAATATTATATGGGCCCTGTTTTACTTAACTGTTTAATTGAAAGGTCAAATGAAGAATTTCCTGAAACTGACTTAGGTACTGACTTTACTTGGGGTGCTACCTTTAAGTTTTTAAGAGATGATTTATTGGGGAAAATGGAAGATTTTAATTTAAACTTTGAACCTACAAATTATCAGTATGGGGCAGATTTAGTCCCTCAAGTTGGTGATATTATCTTATATCAAGAAGGATATTATGAGGTAGATAATGTAAACGCTAATCAATATTTCTTAGGTAAAAACCCAGATTATCCAAATGATCCACAATTACAAAATCCAGGATTAGAAAACTTTGGAACATCCGTATCAGTAATAGTAGAAACCCATTATGTACCAGCCGATAAAGTAGGAATAACACAAGAAAGACTATACACTGGAAATAATTCAAACCCATCATTAAATGGCTAATAGAGGAAAAACACCAAGACCAAAAACTCAAAGAGAAATCTTAAATTCTCAAATTGAACCTTATGTTCCACCGGTAGGAGCACAAGGTTTTACTGAAACTGGTAATCCTAATAATGCTGAGGTTTTTAATAGAGGTAACCAAATATCATTTAGAGATGATACAACAAAACCATTTTCTTTAGGAATTAAAGATATTGATGAAGCTATAATGTATTATATGGAAGAAGTAATTCAACCCACAGTAATTCAAAATGGAGCAGTTCAACAAGTACCATTTATATATGGTTCACCTGAAAGATGGAAGCAAGTACAAAAAGATGGGTATTATAGAGATAAAAAAGGTAAAATAATGTTACCCTTAATTACTTTTAAACGTAATAATATTGAAAAAGTAAGAACAGTAGCAAATAAATTAGATGCTAATAATCCTCATAATGTGAGTATATTTCAAAAATCATATAGTACTAAAAATGCATATGATAATTTTGCTGTAATTAATAATCAAAAACCAATTAAAGTTAATTACGCAGTTGTTGTTCCTGATTATGTTAATATGACTTATGATTTTATTATAGCTACTTACTATATAGAGCAATTAAATAAAATTATTGAAGCCATAAACTATGCCTCAGATTCATATTGGGGTAACCCAGAAAGATTCCAATTTAGAGCTAGAATAGATAGTTATGCAACTCCAGTTCAAGTTGAGCAAAAAGGAGAAAGATCTGTTCAAGCAACATTCTCATTAAAGTTATATGGTTATCTTGTTCCTGACACAGTTCAAAAACAATTAAGTAAATTAAATAAAAAGTTTAATACCCCAACAAAACTTGTATTTAATATGGAGCAAGTACAAAATTTAGGACAATTTAATGAAAATAATAGGACACAAAATACACCACCCAGTATCTCTTCAGATAATAATCCAACATCATTTACAGAAGATACAACTGATCTCTAATATTATGCAATTTGTAATATTTATAAATAAAATTAAATGGGTATAATATTAAGACAAAATAAAGGCTCAGAATTAACGTTCTCAGAAGTAGATGGAAATTTTCAATCTCTCTATGATTCTAGTTCTTTGTCTAATAATATTCTTTCTTTTTTCTTTGCTAGTAGTAGTGTCACTCACAGCATTGATATAGGAAGCTCAGTAGCAGGTGTTAACCAGATTGTACCAGGAGAAGGTATTTCCATTACCCCATTAAATGGTACAGGTATTGTAACTATTAGTACTACTGGAAGTGAAGGAGTAGGTTTTCCATTTTCAGGATCAGCACAAGTAACAGGAAGCTTGAGTGTAACTGGAAGTGGTATTTTTGATTTAAGTGAAGTTAACCAAGAATTTCAGTTAAAATCAGCACCAGTTCAAGATTTTCCATTCATATTAACTTATGCAACATCATCAGGTAAAATAGGGTATGTTGAAATATCAAGTGGGACTAGTGGTCTAGCAGGTTCTAATGGAACAGCAGGTTTATCGGGCACAAGTGGTACATCAGGTACTAGTGGTCTAGCAGGTTCATCAGGTTCATCAGGTTTATTAGGTAGCTCAGGTGCAGATGGTTCAGCAGGTACATCAGGTACATCAGGTACAGTAGGTTCATCCGGAAATTCAGGTACCTCAGGTACCTCAGGTACGGCAGGTTCATCCGGAAACTCAGGTACCTCAGGTGCAGATGGTTCATCAGGTACTTCAGGTACTTCAGGTGTAGATGGTTCATCAGGTACTTCAGGTACTTCAGGTACTTCAGGCACTTCAGGTACCGTAGGTTCAAGTGGTGAAGATGGCACTTCAGGTTCATCAGCAGAAGCAGGTACTTCAGGCACTTCAGGTACCGTAGGTTCAAGTGGTGGAGATGGCACTTCAGGTTCATCAGCAGAAGCAGGCACTTCAGGCACTTCAGGTTCGGCAGGTTCATCAGGATTATCAGATACATCAGGTACATCAGGTACTTCAGGTGATTCAAGTTCTACTGGAACATCAGGTACTTCAGGTGATTCAAGTTCTACTGGAACATCAGGTACTTCAGGTTTATCAGATTCATCAGGTACTTCAGGTACTTCAGGTTCAAGTGGCTCATCGGGTGTAGCAGGTGTTTCAGGTTTAAGTAATACTTCGGGTTCATCAGGTTCAAGTGGTGTTGATGGAACTAGTGGTGAATCAGGTTCAGCAGGAACTTCAGGTACATCAGGTACCGTAGGATCAAGTGGTGGATCATCAACATCAGGTTCGGCAGGTTCATCAGGATCTTTAGGCTCCTCAGGAGTAGCTGGTGCTTCAGGCTTAAGTAATACTTCGGGTTCATCAGGATCAAGTGGTGTTGATGGCACATCTGGAGAATCAGGCTCAGCAGGAACTTCGGGTACGGCAGGTACAGCAGGATCTTCAGGCTCAGCAGGATCTTCAGGATCATCTGGCTCAAATGGAGTTGCAGGTGCTTCAGGTTTAAGTAATACTTCGGGTTCATCAGGTTCAAGTGGTTCAAGTGGTGCAGATGGCACTAGTGGAGAATCAGGCTCAGCAGGAACTTCAGGATCTTCAGGATCTTCAGGAACATCCGGCTCAAA